GAACTTCTTTCACATCTCCGTAAGCCAGATGGCCGAACTGTTCGGCACTACCCGACAGACTATCCACGCGTGGTACACCGAGAAGGGACTTCCGCAGAACGCGGACGGCAGCTTCGATTTGTTCCGTGCGATCGGATGGTACGGCGACTTCTATTTGAAAAAAGCCGTCCGCGGCCGGGATGCGATCAGCCCGCTGAACCCGTTCCAGGCGGTAAAGACCGAGCGAGAGCGGCTGAAGCTCGAGCAGGACCGCGGTGAGCTGATAGAGCGAGGTGCGGTAATCGGCTTTGAGATAGCAATGATGCAGAACGTGGTAAACGGGTTCAATTCGATCTCCGACTTAGCCAACCGCGTATTCGGCCAGCCTCGCGAAGAGATAGTATCCCGACTTGAGGATTTCCGGGACGATGTAATGGCGAAGCTCCAGCACGTGCCGGCGGAGCTGAAGCTTTCGGATGAGGCAATGGCGAAGCTGAAAGAATTTTATGAATCAATTCAGCCGCAAAAACACAAAAAAGATTCAGCCACAGAGGGCACAGAGACCACAGAGAAAGGAAAATAATTAATGACAAAAATTAAACTCGAATATGAAAGAAAATAAATAATTTCTGTGAGCTCTGTGAACTCTGTGGCAGAAAGAATTTAAGCCATGAACCAAATCGTAAATCGAAAATCGTCAATCTCAAATGAAGAATGCCTTGCATTCTTCCGTCCCATGCCGATGCCGGAAGAGGTATTGGAGGTCCTGGCTCCGCGGCGCAAGCAGCACATGCTGGATTGGATGCAGATGCACTATATACTGCCGGAGAAATCGTCGAGGATAACGGGCCCGTGGCGGCTGGCTGTGACACCGTTCTGGCGTATCGTTATCAACTGGCTCTGCGACCTGGTTACGAGAGTTATCTGGGTATATGCCTGCACACAATCGGGCAAGAGCACTATTTTCGGCGGATGGATTGGTTACGTGATCGACATTGACCCTGGGCCGATGAAGATCGTTCTGCCGGATGAGAAGGTCATAAAAAAAAGAATCAAGAGGCTAAAGCCCGCGTTCGAGAATTCTCCCCGGATCCTGCGCCACCTCGGCGGCGATATCAGGAACCTTTTGATCGGAGAGCCGACGGACCTGGACAATATGCAGCTCATCTTAGCCTGGCCGACGAGCCCGATTACCCTGAGCGACGATCCGGCCCGGTTCATCGGCGGGGACGAGGTCAGCGAATGGGTGCAGGAAGTAAGGGACGATACCGATCCGATCAGCCTTTTGGGCAACCGCACGCGGACTTACGAATCGGTCAGCAAGCAGTTCTACGTCACCAGCCCTAAGAACAAAAACGATCTTGCCGATATGAACTACGAGGCGTGCCAGCAGTGGTCGATACACATTCCATGCCCCGACTGCGGGGTTTTTCACGAGGCGATATTCGACAAAGAGCACGTATTCATCGAAAAAGATAAAGACGGCAATTTCCTTCATTCGAGGCAATACACCCAGGGCGGCCGGCGTCACGCCTGGTATTTCTGCCCGGCCTGCGGATCGAAGTGGTCCGAGCTGGAGCGCAAGGCCGCCGTCTCCGGCTGCCGGGCCTGCCCTGAAGGATGCACTATCGGCGGCGACGGTGAGATAGTGGGCGAATGGCAGGATTCAACCCACAAGGCCTTGAGGGTGCCGAGCGTCCTTGTGGACCCGATGTTCACCACGGTCGACCAGCTCGCCGCCGAATGGGTAGCCGCCGATAAGCAAAGAAAGGCGGGCAACATCCTGCCGTTCCGTAATTTCTGGAATAACCAGAACGCCCGGGCGTGGGAGCAGCGGGAGCGGGCGACGTCGCTCACTGATTTGAAAACTCACGCGGGCGATTATTCGATGGCCGACCGGCTCGTGCCTGTGAAGGTGCAGATGATATGTCACGGTATCGACGTTCAGCCCGACTGCGTATGGGTGATAACAAAGGGATATGGCTTCCGCAACGAGCAGTGGCTTATCTGGGCCGGCCGGATAGAGACGGGCAATACGGGCAATGAAAAGAACTGGGACATCGTCGAGTCCTACGTGCGGGCGCCCTGGGTATCGGCCGCGGACGAAAGCGTGGCGTATCACGCCAGCCGGGCCGCCGTCGACTGCCGGTACCAGCAGGCGGAGCGAGATGAGGATTCGACCGTTGTTTACGATTTCTGCCTCCGGTTCCCGGAAGGTGCGGTGATCCCGGTTATGGGCTACGGCCGCAACCGGATGCACGGCTCGCATTATAAGGTCCGCGATGTTGTGGGCAAGGCCCTGCGGAGATTCGATCTAAACGTCGATATGGGCAAGGATCGATTGTGGCAGGTTTTGTTTGATAAAGAAAAATCGCCCGGCCCGGGTTTTATGCACCTGCCGGCTGACCTTCCCGATTCCATCGCCAGGCAATTAGCCAGCGAGGCCCAGCTCGTCAAGCGATCCCGCCAGGGACGCGAGTTAGTGGTGTGGGACTTGAAACCGGGCTTCCGGGAGAATCACATACTCGATGCGAACGTATATTGCGACCTGGCCGCCGAGTTAGCCGGGGTCTTTTCGTTAGCCGATATCGATTATGTACGCTCTTACAGGAATAATATCGAGAAGGCATCGGCCCGGGCGCAGCCGGATGACAATTACTGGAAAAACATACCCGACATAAGATGGTAAAAGAAGATAAATTCTGGGAGAATACGCCCGACCTGGACCTTCCGGAGAATAAAAAGCCCGGCCCGGAAGAGGGAAGCTGCATCGTCTGGTATCGCCCGCGGTGCCCTTACTGTAATTCGGCGGAAACACTGGTAACAGACAGCCATCATGTACCTTACAGATATCACAAATGCCGCACTTGCGGCAGGAACTTCACTTCTTTCGAAGCAAATTTTTCGTAAAACTAAGCAAAAAAATATTTCATGTCTTTACTATTTTATGGTAAAGAGCCCCTTTTAATTTTTCACGCCATAGTTGATAGTCATGTTTGAAATACAAGAATATCAGGTTAGGAGCACATGATGGTATTGGAGTTCTAAATTGTGGCAAAGACGTTAGCACAAGAGCTTGCGGAGGTGGAGGCGGCGATCACGGCCGTTTTGGGCGGTGCGCAGAGTTACACCGATAATGACGGCCAGACGATCGTTTATCCGAGTCTGTTCGATTTGAGGCAGATGCGGCGGGAGCTGAAAACAGAGATCGTAGATTCGTCGCCGATGGAGCAGCGTGTTGCGGAGTTCGGATGAGATGACGGGCGTATTGCAATATACCGGCGGCAGGATTAACGCGTTCCTCGAGGCTCTGAGCCCGCAGCGGCGGTTTCGTAACGAGGTGGCGAAATTCGCCTATGATGCCCTGCAGACGGACCGCACGCGGGGCCAGCGGGGGCGGATGGGGCTTACCGGCGACGCCGAACTGGGACCGACTGAACTGATCGCCCTTCGCGAGATCGCCCGTGATTTGTCCCAGAACAATCCATTAGTCAAAGGCATTTTAGCTACCGAGGCGGACGATGTGGTGGGTACCGGAACCCAGATTCAGGCTACAAGCGACGATGAGACATGGAATTCCGAAACGGAGGCGGCATTCCGCGAGCAGGTCATCGACCGGCCGTTCGATATTACCCGGCGGTTCGGCTGGCACCAGGTTCTGTGGAAATGTTACAACAGTTACCGCAGGGACGGGGATGATTTTATCGTCAATACCGAGGACGGTCCGCAGATATGCGAAGGAAGCCAGTGCGGCAGTCCATTCGGCCAGAAGGGTTTCGACAGTTTCGACGTAGTTAACGGTGTGGCAGTCAGCAAGCTAACCGGGCGTGTTATCGGTTATTATATCGGCAAGCCGAACAAGTGGGGATACATCGCCCCGGATTCCTGGAAGAATTACCAGGCAAAGGATGTCCACCACGTATTCAACAGCGACCGCACGAGCTTTACACGCGGTGAGCCGGTGCTGACGAGTTCCGTCACGGCCATACAGGAGCTGTTCGAGTATATCAATGCCGAGCTGGTAGCGGCCAAGATAAACGCATGCCTGGCCACGTTCATAACAACGGCTTCCCCTTCCCGGGTTCCGAGCCCGTTCACCGACGGGCGGTTTCCATCCGGCACCGACGATAAAAATTTCAAAGTGGAACGAATAACCCCCGGCCTTATCAAGTACCTTAATATCGGCGAGGACATCAAGAGCGTAATTCCGAGCCGACCGCCGTCGGCGTTCGACCCGTTTTTGCTCCGGATGTTCATGATAATCGGCAGGCCCTTATGTCTTCCGCTCATGTTAGTGACGCTGGATTTTTCAGGCGCGACGTTTATGAACGCGAGGATCGCTTATCAGGCCGCACAGAAGAATTATAAGCGGGAGCAGGAATTCGTGATCAGGCCCCTGGCGAGGACCTTGTATTTCTGGTGGCTTGCAGATGCAATCCGGCGGGGGGACATCACCCCGATCGATAATGCCTTCCGATGCAAAGTTATCTGCCAGAGCTGGCCTTACGTAGATCCGCTAAAAGAGGCGGCTTCAGCCGAGAAGGAACTGGCCAACGGCACAACCACGGAAGGGACAATTGTGGAAGAGGCCGGCAACGATTACCGTGATTTCTGCCGCAAGAAAGTGCGCGAGAAAAAGATCCGCGAAGAGGAAGGCCTGGCCGATTCCGAACCCGTCCCGCCCAAAAATAAGGAGACTGAGTAAAATGGCTGAAAATAAACCTGATTCGAACAGTGCCCCGGTCGGCGCCTGCATATTTAATAATGCATTGTCTTTTGCCGACGGCCAGGAAAAGCC